AACCACCTGTCCTTCTCCCGGCTCGGCACCCCGGCCGCGTCCTACACCTACATCGCTGACGGCGCGGGGACGATCAAGCGCTACGACGGGACCAACTTCTCCGAACCGACCGCCACGGTCGACGGCGTCGCCGGGAAAGCGATGCCGAAAGCTCTCTCCCTCGCCACCTGGATAGACGAGGGCAACCGGCTCGTCTCGCTCGGGACGCTCCCCAACGCCGGCCCCAACGGTGCGATCTCGAGCGAATCCCACGTCTGGTTCTCGAGCCCCGGTTCCGGGGAGACCTACGAATCGACCGCCTTCGTGCAGCTCAACCCCGGCGATGGCGAGAAGCTCGTTGACGGGTGCGTGTGGAACGGCCAGGTCTTCGCTTTCAAGGAAACCCGCCTCTTTGTCTTCAACGGCGTCTCGGCTGACACCCAGGGCAAGCCGATTTTCAACTTCCGCAGCGTCGACCTGGGGACGCGGCTCGTGCCACCTGCGGTGTTCGGTAGCGGTCTCTGCGTCGCCGGCAGCGACGGCGTCTACTTCGTCTCCAACGAGGGGCTCTGGGTGACGACCGGCGGCGAACCCTCGCTGCTCTCTGAAGCGCTCGAACCCCTCGCCCGCAGTCAGGCCTTGACCGGGCCCGCGGCGACCACCTTCGGCGCCCTGCGCTGGTCAGACGCGAAGGGGATCGCCTTCGCCAACCACGCGATCTACGTCGGGCTCGGCGCCGTGCACGTCGAACTGCTGCTCAAATTCGACCTTCGCTCGCTGCGCTGGACGGTGTGGAAAGCCAACCTCAACTCCCTGTGCGCCTGGAACGAGGAAACCACGGTGCACCGCACCCGGCTCTTCTTCTCCTCCGCTGACGCGACCAAGAAGAAAATCTATTTCTACACACCTGCCGAAACCGCGGACGCGGTGGTGGCGATGGAACCGCGCTGGCAGTCGGGCTTCTACGACATCAGTGACGTCGATGAAAAGACGCTGACCAACGCGAAGGTCTGGGGCTCCGGGGAAGTCACCCTCAAGGTGGCTGCCGACTTCGGGGCGCTCGGCGCGGGGAAGGTCTACAAACTCGGGGCCGGCGCCGCGATCGCCCAGGTGCAGAAACAGGAGGGCCAGACGGCGACTCTCTTCAGCCACCAGTTCTCGGGTGCGGGCCCGTGGTCGGTGCAGCGCTTCTCCCGCTACCTGCGCGAGACCAGGGTGCCCGGCACACAGAAACGGAAATGACCGAACCTCTCCCCCAGCCGGACGTGCAGATCAACCCACGTCGGCTCGGGCCGCCGCGGTTGACTGCACCCGAGAAACAGGCGCTCGAATCTGTCAACGACGAAGCGCTCCGCAAGGTGCTCGGCGAGATCTTCATCTCGGGGCGGTCGACGCAGGAGAACTTCGACAAGGTCCGGGAATGGTTCCCGATTCAGCCCGAACAGGCTTCCAAGGCGTTTGTCACTGTGGAAGGCGGGGAACCGGGCAAACCGGGGACGCCGGGCGAACCTGGGGAAATCCTCGAAATCGGGGAAAACGGGAAGGCCAAGTGGGGATCCGGCAGCGCCGGGATCCGCTACGTCTACGACACCAACGTCGAAGCCACCGATCCCGGCGAAACCAAGTTCAAGCTCGACAACGTCAAAACGGTCGAAGCGACGAAGCTCTTCATCAGCGCGACGGAGCTGAACAGCACGCTTAAAGGTCTCGGCGCCTTTCTGATTCACTGGACCGACTCGACCACTCCCAACGATCGCGCCCAGCTCGTGATCCGTGACGTCTCCGATCCCCGCTCTTTCGTGATCCTCGAAATCACCGGGACCGTGGTCGAAAAAGGGGCGGGCGGCTGGTACGAATTCCCGATCATCCAGCGGGGCGAAGGGACGCCGATGGTCAAAGGCCATCGCTACGTGATCTCCTTCAGCCGGACCGGCGACAAAGGCGCCAAAGGCGAAGAAGGCCGGGCCAGCGGGATCAGATACACCTACTCGACCAACACCGAATCCTCTGACCCCGGCGCCGGCAAACTGAAGTTCAACAACGCCGTGCTCTCCGCGGCGACGTTGCTGCGGATCTCCGAGACGGACGGCGACGGCAACAACATCGAATCGTATTTGGCGACGCTGGACGACTCGACTAACACGGTCAAGGGCACGCTGATCCTGCGCGAAGTCGGGACGCCGAGCAACTACGCGATCTTCCAGTGCTCGGGGATCCTCAACGACAACGGCACCTGGGACAGTCTCACGGTGGCCTTTGTCTCCAGCCACGGGCTCGTCAACGGCTCCATTGTCTTGCTCGAATTCCTCCGCGCCGGGGACAAAGGTGAAAAAGGCGAAAAAGGGGAAAAAGGCGAAGCGGGCGCAGCGGGCGCCAAAGGTGAAACCGGAGCTGCGGGGGAAAACGGCGCGGCGCTTATCTACAAGGGCTCGGCAAACCACGAACCCGAAAAAACTCTCGCCGAACAGCTCCGCACCAACAAAGCGAAATGGTCGGAAGTCACCGAAATCGGTTTGGGGGCCACTCCAGGGGGCAGCGGCGAAGCCGTAAACCTGGAAGCGATGCTCGCTCGCCTGGCGGTGAATTCGGTTATCACCATCTGGGAAGTCGGCAAACGGAACAACGTCGCGATCTACCGGGTGACCGGGATCAAGAAAGTCACAGCCGGCGAACGGGTTGTGATCGAAGTAGAAAAACTCGAAACCAGTGGCGCGACGGAATGGGGTGCTGAAGAAGCGAAACACCTTGCCGTCTCATTCTCCTCCCCACGCGACTTCGGGATCGTTACGGCGCTCCCCACCGGAGAAGGCGCTGCCGCCCTCAAGAAGGGCGACCGCTGCTGCTATGCCGCCGACAAAACCAACGGCGTCTATTGGGATCTCATCTACGACGGCGAAGGTGAATTCCCGTGGAAGAAGGTCGGGGGCGCGCCGCTCTTCAAAGAAGTGGTAACCGACGAGGCTACGAAAAATAAAGCCTACGTCTCGCTGGCAACGGTTGGACCGGCTATCGCGTTGCCACTGAAAGGTGACTACGACGTCGAGATCGGCTGCGAGGGCTTCGGCGGCGGCGCGGCGACCAACATGTTCATGAGCTACGAAATCGGTGCCACCGCCGCCGTCGACGCTGACGCGGTTCGACAGAACAACGGCGGCACCAACGTCCTCTCGGGCTCCCGCCTGAAGCGCAAGACGGGGTTGACGGCAGTCACCCTGACGGCCAAGTACAAGATCGAAGCCGAAATCGAAAAATTCTTCGGGCATCGCTGGATGCGGGTCGACCCTGTACGGGTCGGCTAGACCACAAATCGTAAGGAGACCACACACACATGGCCGCTCTAGGAAACGCAGCGCCGCGCGGACGTTCCACGCCGCGCCAGGTCGAAATCTCCCGCGCCGGTCGCGCAGCGCGCGCGCCGCGTGTGGCTCCGGGTACGCCTCCTGCGCTCGGCGGCCCTCCGATCGGCGGGGGCGGCGCCGGCAACGGCGGCACGTCAGCGCCGCGGGCTGCGGCTCCAGGTGGAGGCGGCGGGCAGCCGGGCGGCGGGGGTGGCATCGGGATCGGTCGCGGTGAACAGCCGGGGCTCGGTCACCAGCTCACCCGCCGGGTGCAGTCGGGCGCGATCACCGGGCAGCAGGCCCAGCGCACGATGCAGGAACGGCAGACCCTCCAGAAAGCCTTCGGGGCGGACTGGCGCCAGCACGTCTTCGGTGGCGCCGGCAAAATCCAGCAGGCCCGCGCGCAGCTCGCGGCCAGCCCGAACGACCCGAAACTGCTCGCCCTCAATCAGCGGCTCCTGGCGCAGCGGAAACAGATGCTCTCCGCGGCCAAGACGAAGATCAACCGCGGCAGCGGTGGAGGCGGTGGCGCTCGGGTGAACCCGCAGGGTCGCGGCTTTTTGAACGCTCCGGGGCAGAGCTACTAGGCGATGGCCGCCACGGGCCGCCAACAGCAGATCATGGCCGCGGGGCGCAGGCCCAACGTGCGCCGCGGGCCGGTCGGGTTGGCGACGCCGCCGCCGCCGGGAGCCGGTGGTCGACGGCCGGCACGCGGCGACACGGCCGCTGGCGCCCGCGGGCAGACGGGGCGGCCCGGTCGCGGCCGCGGCGGCCTCAACGCGCCTCCTCCGGCGCCCTGGGATGCACGGGCCGAGCGCGAAGCCACCGAAACCGGGCTCGAACACGAAGAAGCCGGGACCGACCTGGCCGCCAAACGGCGCAGCGAACAGGAACAGTCGGGGCTCGGCCCGGCCGGCGCCGACAATCCCTACAGCGACGCGGCGATGCTGAAACGCCAGCGCGAAGCGGGCTCGAGGGGCCAGCTCAACACCGCCGGCAACCAGCTCTATGCCGGGTCGACGTTGAATGCGCAGGACCAGATCGCCAGTACGTACGACCAGGGCTTCAACGCACTCACCGCAGCTGACGCCGCGGGGCAGGCGGCCTACGAACGCGGCAAAAACACCGCCAACAAAGGGTATGAACTCGGGCTCGCCAAGATCAGGGAAGGCGCTCTCGATCGTGTCCTGCAATCCGAACCCGCTCCACTCGCGGTCGGCCCTGGCGGCGGTCGCGGCGGACGGCGAGTAGTACGTCGCTCCGCTCCATCTCGGTCACCTAACGGCGCCGCTGGCGCACTCTTCGGAAGGAGAAGGTAATGCCGGTTCAATCTCGCGCGCAGGTGATCCAACGTCAGGGCGCCAACGCCCGTCAGACCCGCGCCGTCCGGCGTGGTGGTGGCGGCGGTGGCAGCGTGGCGCAGTTCCTCGCGCCACACACCGGGCGCCAGGCTGGCCGGATCGCCAACGCCGAGGCGGGGACCGAATTCAACCCCGCGATCCGCGAATCTCGCCAGCAGGCGAAGGGTTCTCGGCAGCGCCAGGCCGACATCGGCCACTGGTACAGCCAGCTTGCGGGTGACTACGGCGCCTCCCAGGCCGCCGGCAACACCGCCTTCAAAACTGCCCAGGATGCGGTCAGCAAACAGCTCGCCGAAGCCGGCGGCCGCGGCCAGGCCGAGGTCTCCGAACTGGCCGGCAAAGACGCCTCCCTTGCCGCCCTGGTCGGCGGTCCCACCAACGCGGCCGGGATCTCCCAGGCCGCCCAGGCCGGCTCCGCGGCCGAACGGGCTCGGGTCGGGCTGACGGCGCCGATCGCCGGCAACCAGGCCTCCTACCTCGCCTCGCTCGGCGGTCGTCGCACGGCGGCCCGGATGCAGGGGATCGAGGCCCGCAAGGAAGAGGGTCAGCGGCGCGAAAAAATCCTCTCCAACCTCGCCGCGGCGCGCAAGGAAAAGGGCCAGGCGAAGGTCGGCAACCTGGAGAAAATCCGCGAATCCGATCGCGGCTTCGCGCTCGAACAGCGCAAGATGGCGCAGGCCAAACGGGAAGCGGCGATCTCCGCCCAGCAGGCCCGAGCCTCGCTGGCGGTCACTCAGGCGAACCTGCAGCGACAGGTCCAGGCCGGGCAGATCTCGGCGCAGCAGGCGCAGGAACGGCTGGCGATCGAGGCCAAGAACGCGCAGACGACACGGCGCTCGCAGCAGGTCACCGCGCAGCACTACAAAACCAGCAAGACGGGCGGCCTGACGGCGTCGGAGAAACGCACCATTCAGGAACGCCACCAGAATGCGGTCGCCACTGGTCACAGCCTGGTCAAGGCATCGGGGCACGGTTACCCGACGTCGGCGAAAGGCTGGGCCCAGCTCGAAGAAGCGATCAGGAAGGAATCCGAAGTCAGCGCAGCTGCGGCCCGCGCCGCGGTCGCCCGGATGAAAGCCGAACAGGGGAAGGCGGCCAGGAACCCGTTCCCGACTCGAGCCGCGATGGAACAGGCGGCCGGCGGCGGGCCCCACAGGTAGGCCCGGATGGCCTTCGGTCTGGGTACCGACGACACCGCTGCAGCTCGGATTGTCCGGCGGGCGATGGCACCGCCGAAGATCCGGCGAGTGGCTCCGCCGAAGCCGCCCCCGCCGCTCCACAATCCTTACCTCCTCCAGAAGCCGAAGCCGTCGCAGCCACCGAAGCTGCGGCGGCTTTCGCCATCTCCGGGGCCGGTAGCTCGGGCCCCGCGGACGCCGATCGAGGCGCTGCACCACACGCAGGCGGTGCTGGCGAAACACCCGAACCCGGTGATGCGGGAGGCGGCCCGTCGACTGCGCCACGCGCTCGCCTCCGAGGCCCTCTTCAAGGCGCGCCAGCCGAGTCCCGAAGGCAGCGGCAACTACCCGACCGCCGGGCTGAAATCGGTCGCCCCGCGGGCCTATGCGAAGGCGCGGCGGGCCCAGACTCGAGCCGGAAGCTCAGGCGGCGCCACCCCGGATCCGGCGGCCGAATTCGCGATCTCCACCGCGGCGACCGCGGGGCTCGGTGCCGGCGCCAAGCTGGCCGGGCTGGCCGGCAAGGCGGGGGTCGAGGCGATCGGCGCCAAGCTCGCTTCCAAGGAGGCCACGGCCGGCGCGTCGGTCGCCGAACACGGCGTCAAAGCGCTGGCCTCGAGGGCCGGGGCAGCGGCCGGCCGGGCGGGCTCGAGGAGGATCACCCGGATCAAGGCGACCCCGGAGCGGATCCGCACGGCGCCGGCACGGGCTGCCTCGAGGGTGCGGGCGGTGCCGGCACGGGCCCGAGCCTTCCCCGCCGAGGCCAAACGGGCGGCGATCACCCCTGCGGGGCGCCGTGCGGCCGCCAGAGGCGCTGTGCGCTCCGCTCGCCACCACCCGGTGCGGGCCGGCTACGGAGCCGCTGTGGCGCTCCCTCCGGGCGTCCTGCCGGGTGACCTGACCAATCGCGCCAGGGCCTTCGCGGTGGGATCCGGGCAGGCGATCCTGCGCCATCCGGTCGAAACCGCGCAGACGACGGGACGGGCGCTCTCCGGGGCGATCACCGGGCCCGCGGCGCTCGGTGAGGCCGCCGGTCTCTCGCTGATCCACGGCAACCCCGGCTACTTCGAGAAGACGGCGTCCGAACAGGCGCGGGGGCTCGGGCATATCGTCGGCCAGGCCTTCTCGGGCAGCACCAAGAAGGCCGAAGAAGCGGCCCGCAAACAGGGCTCGCTGTCCTTGTTCACGCCGTTGCCGGCGCTGACCCGGCTGAAGGCGTACGAGCGCGGCCGCGGGGCGATCCGCCGCGGTGCCGCCGACGTCCGTCGCAACGTCGCCGCCCGCAGCGAGAACCTGAATCGCCGCGTCCGCCACGCGCCGAACGGCGCCGAGCAGCCGGTCTTCGGGGTGCTCGCCCGCCACGGCGAGCGCAAGACGACGGCGCTGATAAAGCAGCGCACCGACAACCCGTTCCGCATGGCGCGCTCTGCCCACCGGGAGAAGATCACGTCGCACATGGCGAAGGCGCCGAAAGGCTCCGACGTCGCTTTCCAGACCGCGGCTGAGTACGGGATCCGCGATCAGCGGATGGCCGATCGGGTTAGGGCCAACGGGCCCGGCGATCCGCACTTGCTGAAAGCGCTCGACTACATGGATCGCCACCCCGGCCTGTGGCGCGACCAGCACTTCAGGGAGGCGCTGAAAGCGGGCGAGGCGAACTCCAAGGCGCTGCCGGCGGCGCTGCGCGGCAAGGGCGAGAGGGCGCGGCTGATGCAGCAGGGCGATCTCTTCGGGGTCACCCGGCCCGAGCACGCCGTTCCCCACGGCGCCCGCAAGTTGACCCTCGCCCCCGATCGCCAGGGGGCCTATGACGATCTGCACCAGCTCGAGAAGACGGCGAAAGGGATGCGCAGCGTCGGGCACGACAAACTGGTCCAGTCTCGCGTCCTGAAGGGCGCCCGGCAGAGCCGGCTCAAATCGGAGGTCGCGGTCCACTACCGCGACGCCCGCAAACTCGAGGCCCACTCCGATGCGCTGCGCAACGCACTTCTCTACGGGCGCCCGAAAGGCCCCCGCTTCAAAGGCGATCAGCCCTTCACCAAACCAGGGGTCTCGATCGACCGCTCGACCGGCAAGCCGTATGACTCGAAGCTGCTCACCGAGTACAAGGGCAAGGTCGAAGCGGCCCGGCAGGCGGCCGGCGCTGCTCCGGCGATCTGGACCCACCACGCGGAGGCGCCCGGTCACGGCTCCGGCTTCGAGAACCCGTTCCCGACTCCGGCCGGGCGGGTCGAGCACATGCGCACTGGCCAGCTCGCCAAAGAAGGCAAGCTCGACCGCACCTTCGAGTCCTACGTCAAGGGCACGATCGACTTGCCACGACAGCGGGAGTCGGGCCGGCGCTTCATGCGCAACCTTGTCGAGCACTACAAGACGCCGTTCACGATCGACGGCAAGTCGAAGATGGTCGGCCAGGGCTCGAAAGACTGGAATGCGATCACCTCGCGTCGCGATGCCCTGCACCCGAACGGTGGACAGATCGACCCGCGGTCCTGGGGCCGGCTCGCCTACCGCGAGTGGAAGAACGCGCTGAAAGACCCGTTCATGAGTGAGGCCGAGAAGCAGGGCAAGCTCGACGCCCTGCTGCGCGACGCCGAGGCCGGCAAGGTGAAAGGCAACGAGCCCTGGGTCCTGGTCCCGCGCGAGGCGATCAAGGAGGCCCGGCTACAGATCACCCCGGAGCACTCGGCGATCATTCAGGCGCTCAACGTCGGCAGCCGGATCGCCAACCGCTCGATCCTGGCGACCAACCCGGCCTGGGAGGTCGCCCAGACCGTCGCCGAGGGGATCCCGATCATCCTCGCCCACCCCGAGGCCCTGCTGAAGGCGCCTTCGGTGCTGCGCGATATTCACCAGTACCACAAGAACAACCCCGAGGGTGCGATCGCCCTCGAAGCGACTGCCGGCGCCGCGCCGATCTCCTCCGCCGCCCTGCGCACCCCGCTCGATATGCAGGAGACCTACACCCCGGCGCTGTGGGAGCAAGGCGCCAAAGAGCTGACCCGCGGCAAATCGGCGAAAGAGGCACTCAGCTTCGCCAAGCTGCGGACCCTGGGGCGGATCGACGCGAAGCGTCAGAACGTCTACCGCTCGACCCTCTACGCCCTGGAGGCGGACAAGCGCTTCCGCAGCTTCCACTCCGGGCTGACCGGGCTCTTCGACAAGCAGCGCCAGCTCTCGGGCAAATTCAAGACGCGGGAAGAGCTGTGGAACTGGCTCAACGGAACCAAGGAGGGCCGGGCCCAGAAAGGCAAACTCGAAGACTACGTCGACAACATCGCCGGCAACTGGACGGCGTTCTCACACTTCGAGCGCACCTACGCCCCACTGGCGATCTTCTACGGGTTCCTGCGTTACTCGCTGCGTTGGACACTGTGGACCTTCCCGAAAACACACCCGGTGACGGCGACCCTGGCCTACATGCTCGGCCAGCAGAACTCCAACCAGATCGAAAAGCTGGTCGGCGGCAAACCGTCCAACCCACTCGACTACGCCTACCCGGTGTACTCCACTCCGAGCGGCAAGAAGGGTGTCCTGCCGGCGGGCTCGAGGATCTCCCCAGGGCAGTCGGCCCTGACGCAGATACTCGCCACCGGCAATCCGGGCCAGATCGTCTCCTCCGCGAACCCGCTGGTCGGGGCCGCCTACACGGCGCTCTCCGGCCAGGAACCGCTGAGTGGGGAAAAGTCCACCCTGCCGCGGGGCTACGCGGCGATCAAACAGCTGCTCGCGATGCCGGCGCCGATCAGGATCAACGCCCCGGACGGGACGCCGTTGATTGGCGGCACGTCGATCTCGCAGAAGATCCTCGAGGCGCTCGGGGGCCCGAAGCAGTCGACCGCCTCGAAGGCCTACTCGAAATTCGACCCGCTGCGGGGCCTGCGCTCGATCGCGGCGCCGATGCTGCCGGAGTCGGCGGCCGCCCTGCACGGCTCCGAACACCTGAGCAACGAGTTCGCCAAGAAGGAAGGCGAAGGCAAGGTGCCGGGACCGTTCGACTCCAAACTCGTGCAGGATCTCCTCTACGGCGGCCCCGGCGGCACGCCGCAGCCGCGCAAGCTGAAGGGGGTCCTGAAGAAGATCCACGCCGCCGAAGCCGCGAAGAAATACGTCAGTGGAGTCGAGTCGCCCTACTACCCGAAAGGCAAGCCGTTCTCGGCGGTGCAGAAGGCGCTGCTGAAGGCGGTCGAAGAAGCCTATAAGACGGGCCCTGGCGCGGCAGCTGCTTCGGGATCCTCGAATCCCTACCTGAAGTCGACGTCGGCCTCCGCCGGCAATCCGTACCTGAAGTCCGCCGGCAGCTCTTCGAGTAATCCCTACCTGGGAGGTTGACGTGACCACAGCAGAGCGGGTTGACAAACGTCTCGCTGACCTCGAGGCAACCATCTTCGGAGTACGCGGTAGCGGCGGCCTGCTCGACCAGCTGAGCGGCCTGCGCCGTGACTTCCGCGGTTGGCGCGAGGAGGACGCGGAAAAGCGCGTCGCCTCCCAGCGCGCCGCGGTGATCGCCCTTGGATCTGCCTGCTGTGCCCTCCTGGCCGTGATCGCGACCCTGATCGGAGTGATCGTGAAATGAGGTCCCCAACCGAGCTGAGCCCGACCGAGGCTTGGATCGCTGAGCGCTCGATTCGCCTCTTCCTCGTGGTCGCGGGGTTGATGCTGCTGGGCGCCGCCGGGATCCTGCTCATCCTCTCCAACCAGGAATCCACCCAGCATCAGGTGGACGTCCTCAAGCCCCAGGTGACGAAGATCGTCCGGGCGGGCAACATCTGCGATCCCGCTTCGCTGACCGACCACAAACGGTCAAAGGACTGCGCCACGCTGCTCCGCATCGCGCTAATCAACTGCCGCCGGCACCCAGGCTGCCGGGTGGCCTTCCTGGCGACGCTGCGGCCTCCGCTGCGACCCTCGAGAGGGGGTGGTACTCAGAACCCGTCTCCGGCGGGCCAGCCACCAGGGCCGGGCTCGCACCCCGGCCACAGCGGGCATACGCCCCCCCAACCGCCGGCAGAAAAGCCGCCCAAAGAGCAGCTTCCACCACCGGCTCCGCCACCGGCCCCTGCGCCGGCTCCGCCCGCTCCGCCCGAACCACCTGTTAGTTCTTCGCCCGGCAACTCGGGCAATACCCCCGGCGCCGGCAAAGGCGTCAAGGCTTGTGTCGAAATCGCCGTGAGTGCCTGTGTGAAGGTCGGGCCCGGCAACTAACCGAAGGGAGCACCATGAGGTACGAGGTCATTGACGGGTGTCCGTGTCCCAAACCGCTCTACCCGCTGCTGCGGAAGCTGAAAGCGGAAACGGGCTGCACCTACAACTCGATCTACCGCGGTGACGACGTCGCCGGGATCTTGCACAAGTACGGCAAGCACACCCAGGCCGAACTGTTCGCCGAACTGCCGCCGGGGATGGCGAATCCCCCCGATCGCGGCACTCACATCTTGCTCGGCGACGGTGTCGTCGGCCGACTCCACGAAAAGCTGCCGTGGTGGAAATGCGGGATCGACGTCAACGACTCCCAGGTCGAAGAGGTCATCGCCGCTGCCCACCGGCACGGCTGGACGCTCTACCGGCCCTACGCGAGCGGCTCGGAGTATCACCACCTGAATTTCGCCCACAAGCCGAAGCGCTGGCGCGAGTTCTTCAAGGCCGTCTTCGGCCCGAAGCGCAAGCCCCAGGTCCACCACCCCGCCAAGCACCCAGGGGTCGCGGAGCCGCATAGTCTCTCGCGGGCCGGTGCCAAATTCATCGCCCTCTTCGAGGGGTTCCGGGCGGTGGCCTATTGGGACCAGTGGGGTCAGGTCTGGACGATCGCCTTCGGCCACACGGGCGGCGTCAAGTCCGGTGACAAGGTGACTAGGGAAAAGGGGCTCGTGCTGCTCCGCAGGGACGCGGCGACGGCCTCCCAGGCGGTCAGCGATCTGGTCACGGTTCACCTGAATCAGAAACAGTTCGACGCCCTGGTCAGCTTCGTCTACAACCTGGGAGCCGGGGCCCTGGCCGAATCGACCCTGCTCCGCAAGCTCAACAACGGCAACTACCGAGGCGCAGCCGAAGAGTTCAAGAAGTGGGATCACGCCGGAGGCGAAGTGCTCGCCGGCCTGCTCCGCCGCCGGAACGCTGAGGCCCGTCTCTTCGAGGGAGGCAAATACGCATGACCAACACACTGAAGAATCGCCCCACCGAGACCGCGTCGGGGCTCGCCCTGGCCGGCACTGTGACCGGCTTGCTCGCCACCAACGGCGTGCCGGGGGAGATCGCGGTCGCCGTCGGCCTGGTCGTCGGGCTCGGCCCGTTCATCGTCACCCGATTCGTGGATGCCGCCCGGCGCTGATGTCTGACTCGCGGCCGGACACCTACGAGCACATTCACGAGGTCCAGCGGGGGCTGCTGCGGTTGAGCGCAGCCCTCGCGCAGCGGGCGCTCTACCACGACCAGTCGAAGCTGCAGGAGCCGGAGCTGTCGATGTTCAACGAGTTCCGCTCCAAGCTCGACGAGGTCGAGCATGAATCCCCCGAGTACAAGGTCCACCTGGAGGAAATGGGGGCGGCGCTCGAGCACCACTACCGGGTCAACCGCCACCACCCCGAGCACTTCGCCAACGGGATCCACGGGATGAACCTGCTCGACCTGATGGAGCTTGTCTGCGATTGGGTCGCGGCTGCGGGGCGCAAGGGCGAGAGCCCGGTGCCCTACATCGAAGGTGCCGCCAAAGAGCGCTTCGGCTACGGCGAGGAGATCGAGCGGCTGCTTGTGAAGACGTCCAACCTACTGCTCCCGGAGGTAGCTCATGACTGACTTCAAACCCCCTGTCTGGCTCGCTGCTGCAGTCGTCTCCGCCCTCGTGGTGGGTGCCGGCGTCGTCGCTGTGGCGCCAGGGCCTACGACGTCGTCGCTGGAGCCCTGCGTTCACTACCGGATCGTCAACCACCACGAGGTCCCCTGCGCCCCTGTGCCGCCGAAGGACTGCGTCCACTACTTCATCTACAACCACCACCGGGTGCCCTGCTCAGCGCCGGCTCCCCCGCCGCCACCGCCGCCCTACGTGCAGCCGGGCGAAATCACCACCCCGGTCACCACCGAACCGGAAGCGGTCCCGGTCCCGAGCGGCGGGCCGCCCTCGAGCAGCTGCGAATGGCGCAGCGGCCACGGCTGCCCGGCGGTGCCGGCGCCCTGCCACTCGATCGCCGGGGGCCTCGAACCGGATCCGCGCTGCACGCCGGGGGCGCTCAACCCCGAAGTCAGTCAGGCCACCCTCAACAAGACGATCTGCGTGGTCGGTTGGACGTCGACGGTGCGCCCGCCGGTCAGCTATACGGCGCCGCTGAAGGAAGCGTCGATGGCGGCCTACGGCGACGGCACCAACACGTCGCTCTATGAGTTCGATCACTTCATCCCGCTCGAGCTGGGTGGGGCGCCGGCCGACATTCGCAACCTCTGGCCGGAGCCGCATCCCTCGAGCTTCCAGAAGGACAACGTCGAGAACCTGCTGAAGGCGCGGGTCTGTGCCGGCCAGCTTACCCTGGCGCAGGGGCAGCGCGAAATCTATCTCTGGCAGACCGTGCATTGACCGAGGTCGTTCTCGAGATCCCCGGCACCCCGCCGTCCTACAACGTGACGGCACACGCCCACTGGACCAAGGTGCGCCGGGCGAAGCAGGACTGGCAGGGATTCTGTGAGATCGCGCTGCTCGAGAAGCAAGTGCCGCGCGACCAGCAGAGGATCACGGCGACGGCGCGGATCTTCTTCAAGCAGCGTCGACGTCGGGACGAGGGCAACTTCCGGGTGATCCTCGAGAAGGCGCTCGGAGACGCCCTGGTCAACGGGCGCTGGTTGCCCGACGACACGATCGAGCACTACCGCTTCGGCGCCCTCGAGCTACTAGCACCTTCGTCCTATCCGATGGTGCAGGTCATCCTGACCCTGTAGACTTCCGCCGTCGATGGGTGCTCCCTTCGGAGCCTCGTTCATGCGGCACGAGCCTCTCGCCCTCCGGGCGGGGGGCTTTTGTCGTTTAAGGGCCCGTGATAGCTTGCTGCCGCCCCGGTCGGCGACTGAGAATGCGGCGGCTGGGGTCCAATCATCTACCGAAGGGAGCAGCATGGAGAGCAGCACGAGCACGCAGCAAGGCGAGAGCACCGACACCCCGACTCCCGATCCGACGATGCCGACGCTCGGCCGAGTCGTCCTAATCGTGCCGATCGGTGGCCTCGCCGCCGACGAGGTCCCGGCGATCGTCAACGGGGTCGACTCCGTCGTCGGTCAGGGCGTCACCCTCTGCGCGAGGGGGTTCCCGAAATCCGGCGAGCCAATTCAGTTCACCGGGCTACGCCGGGGAGCCGACCCTGACATTCCCGAACCGAACACCTGGCGCTGGCCGCCGCGGGTCTAGGCTATGACCGAACAGGAACTCAAGGAGAAAGCCCGGGCCCTGGCCGAGAAGCTCTCCACGGTGGAGGGCCTCGAAAACGTCGAGTTCATGGAGGAGGACGGTCCGCTCGAAGGTGAGCCAGCCGCGATCTGCCTCGAATTCGACGGCACGGCCTTGACACTCGGCGTCTTGCCTGTATAGGCTCACGCCGCGACTACCCGCCCTCCTCCGGACAGCCACCTAGGGGTTTCGCCGGAGGCGGGCGGTCGTCGTTTCTACGGCCGTCCCCATTGGTTCTCCCAACCAGCGAGTCTCGGGGGCGGCCGTAGTTCCGTCCGTGCGCCGTGGCTACAGTCCCCGGCATGGCACGGCTACGACACATCGGCGCGCAGCGCGAAGCGGGCAAGATCCGCGAAGAGGCGGTCGACCTGCAGCGGACGATGCGCCACGACGAGCGCTTTCAGAAGGTCGCCGATCGGGCGATCGACAACCTCACCGCGCTCGAGCGGCGTGCGGCCGAGATCGTCACCACCGAAGATGCGGTGAACTGCTCGCTGACGTCGCGGAGCGACAACGAACTGCGGCGGGCAGCTGCGGCCGGCGGCCACAACGATGCCCTCGCCGAGCGCTCCCGGCGCACCGCGATCCCCGCGGCCGCGTAGTCCATCTGTCCGGGCCGTGTCTGTGGGCACATTCTGCGGTAGGCTCCCGCCAACGCTCGGCAAGGGGCCGGGCCGATCCGAAGGAGAGTCCCGTGCCGAATGAGCTGACGACCCCCTGGGCGAGCCGGGAGGAGCTGCGCAAGCTGCTCGCGGCCGCCGCCAAATCCAACCCTCGAGACTTCCTGCTCGTCGCCCTCCTGGGGCTCAACGGGCTCCGCGTCTCCGAGGCCGTGAGAGCCGCTGTGCCGGACCTGGGCAGCTCCGGCGGCCACCGCACCCTGCGGGTCACCCGCAAGGGCAGCAAGCAGGGCGTGGTGCCGCTGGCGCCGGTCCTGGTCGACGCGGTCGACGCCTTCCTCGAGGGACGCGACACAGGGCCGCTCCTGGCGCGCCTCAATCGCGCAGGTGCGGTCGCGGAGCCGCTGCTGGGCATCTCCCGCCAGGCGGCCTACGAGCGCATACAGACGCTCGCTGAGCAGGCGAAGGTCAACCCGGCGCTGACCCCGCACTCGCTGCGCCGCAGCTTCGTCACCCTCGCCCTGCAGGACGGGGTGCCGCTGCATCAGGTCCAGCTCGCCGCCGGCCACGCGGATCCGGCGACGACGATGATCTACTTCAAGGACGCCGGCAACCTGGACGCCAACCCAACCTTCGAGTTGGCTAACGCTCTACTTGGAGCTGAGGGTTAGGTGGCCGGCCGTCGCGAGCCATTACCGCCGCGCATGTACGCCGAGCAGGTGCTTGGCAGAGCGGCGAGCCCGGAGCAGCTTGACGAGCTGTTTCAGCTTCATGCTGCTGCCCACCCGATCGTCAAGCACGGTCAGATCGAAGAGGTCCCTGACGAAGCCCAGAGTCACCTGCTCGGGCAGCCGAAATGCCAGATCGAAATCCTGAGCCATCATCCATCGTTCTCGTTTAGCGGGCCGCCCCCGCAACTGCTCGCGTCCGGTCGAGCGATTTGCTCGCTGGAGGACCAGTGGTGCCGCCGGCTCGGGGTGACGATCGCCTTCGGGCGGGCGCTCAAACAGATGCGAGTTGAAGCCGGGTGGGCAACGGCGTGAGGCTCTTCGACTGGCGCCGGGAGTGCCCTGACGACGTCAGCCGCCGCTTCCCGCCGATCGCCGGCAGGGGCCGCGGAGAAACCCTCGAGCAGGCAGACACTCGCCGCAAAATGCGGCCTCGAAAAGAGCAGCCCTTGACGCCGGAGCAGCCCCCGGCGTAGGGTCGCCGAGCATTCGCATTCAGCATTGAACGGCCGCCCCGTCTTGGGATCGCTCAAGGGGCGGCCGTTTTGCGTCCGGCCGGCGGGACCACGACTTTCCGTCCGCCGGTCGCCCTAGCTTCGCGGCATGGAGGAGAGCCTACGGTGAAGCAGACGATCGGGATGCACCAGTTCCGAGACCCCGGCAAGGGCTGCTTCCTCCCCAAGCCCCAGGTCGTCAAACAGACCGCCGCCGGCACCTTGATCGCCTCCCCAGCCGGCTGGGATCCCGAGCGCAACAGCGTCATTCGTTACAACTGGACGCGCGACTACTTCCTCGTTGACGACAACCTCCTGCCGGCGTGAGCGAGCGGCGCGAGGTCGAGCTGTACGTCTGCCCCGAGCCCGGTTGCCCCACGATCGGCAAACGGCCGATCTCCGACATCGGCGGCAAGATCTCCGGCTTCTGCAAGGGGCCGGCGAAGCAGCCCCACAAGAAGAGGCGCATGGAAAAGGTGCGCTTCGTGGAGGCCATCGAGTGAGTGGCAAGGTCGTCGGCTGGGCCTTCGAGCAAGGCCGAGAGAGGGACCTGTCGCCGATCCAACGCTACGTCTTGATCGCCTACGGCGACAACGCGAGCGAAGCCGGCAAGTGCTGGCCGGACAAGCCCGAGATCGTTGACAAGACCGGCCTCTCTCGAGCGACCGTCTTCCGCGCGATCAAGGTGCTCGAACGCGAAAATTTGCTCACCTTCGCGGAGGACGAGAAGGGGCGAGAGTGCGTCTTTTTGTCTGTGCCTTGGTCGTCTCACTGTGAGACTGCCGAATCTCACCCTGAGACTGCCGAGTCTCACAGTGAGATTCGCTCTAATAAGGGAACCGTCAAAGAACCGTCAGAGAAACAAAGGACCGTCAACCGAAAGGTCGTTTCTGAGAGCGAGTTGACCCTTGCCGCCGCAGTTGTTTTTGCCTTCAATAATTCCGCCGGCACGGAGCTAAGTGTCGGGGCGCACCTGACGCCGATCGTCGGGCGGATCCGGGAAAAGCCCGACTACACCGAGGAGCACCACCGCAAGATCATCGAAGCGGTCTTCGCGGGCGACCATTGGTGGACGGGGGCGCCGACGCCGAAGATCATCTACGGCAACCCGGCGATCTTCGAGCAGTCGATCGAGCTGGCGCGGCAGGCTGCGAAGAGAGCGTCGTCCAGCGACATCGTCAACGAAGAGTTCCACCGGATCCGCCGCGAGCAGGGGGCCGAGTAGTGGGCTCGGTCACGATGCCCGATCAGGAAGGGCCGCCGCAAAACATCGACGCGGAGGAGTCGGTGCTTGGCGCGATGCTGGTCTCCGAGCGGGCGTTGAAGCGCGTCCGGGTCGACTCGGGCCTGACGGCCAAGCACTTCTACCTGGATAAGCACCGCGAGATCTTCGCGGGGATCTGCCACGTCGCCCAGGGCAACGGCGTCGCCGACGAGCTGATGGTCAGCGCCAAGCTGCCGGCGCACAAGGCGACGATCGCCGAGCTGACGGCGAAGGTGCCGGCGGCGGGAAACGCGCTGCACTACGCGAAGATCGTCCTGGTCAATGCGCAGCTGCGGGCGAAGCTCGAGGGCGCCCAGCTGATCCAACAGGGCGTCCGCGAGCGGCACAACGAGGAGCGCTCGATCGACTTGATCCGGGAGGGCCTCCAGCTCGCCGCGTCGGACTTCACGATCGAGGCGGAGCCGACGTCGGGGGAGGAGATCCTTGACGAGCTATTCGAGCACTTCGATCGCGACGAGGAGCGCGAGGTCTTCGAGCTGCCCTGGGGGGAGCTGAACAGCGCCGTCCTGGGGGGCTACCGGCGCAAGCAGATGTCGGTGCTGGCCGGCTGGACCAACATGGGCAAGAGCTGGGGGCTCGATCAGATGATGGCCTGCTTCGACGCGCAGGGCAAGAAAGTGGCGATCTTCGCGACGGAGATGTCGCGGGAGGAGCGAGCCGCTCGTTGGCTGACAGCACAGACCGGGGTGCGGCTCGAAAAGATCCTTCGCAACCAGCTAGACGCCGACGATCATCGCCGGCTGGCGGAGGCCAGGGTGGCCGCCAACGGCCGCTTGCCCTTCGACTACTTCGAGGCGTTTGGGTGGAGTGCCGATCGGATCTGCGAGCGGATCATCTACGGCGGTTACGACGTCGTCGCGATCGACCCGGTCACCGAAATCCCCGGTTTTGAAAAGCCCGAGATCGCGTCGGCTGCCTCCCGCCGCTTCGCCGAAGTCGCCGGCCGAGCCAATTGCCACGTCATCGCCGTCTCCCACCTAAACCGGGCCCGGCTGCGCGACGTCAAAGGGGTGAAGCCGCGGCCGGTGCTCGCCGATCTGAAGGGCTCGGGCGCCCTCGAAACCAACGCTCACGCCGTCCTCTTCCTGCACCGCAAACAGGATGCCGAGACCGCCCACATCTTGCCCGAAGGGGAACTGTATTTCGCCAAGGTCAGGAACGGCTTGCCGGCGAAGATCAACATCGTGCAGTCCTCTCGGACCCACCAGTTCATCCACCTGGAGCCGGGACCGGGGCACGAGCAGACGAAAATCGAGGTCGGCTCCCTGGGGCACGACGTGGAGAGCGTGCGCTGATGCTCGAGAAGTCCGAGAGCCAGCGCAAGCGGGAAGTGAACCGGGCGAAGACGTCGACGCCGCGGCGCTCGAGGCCGGTCACGGTGACGCGGCCGAGCGGCGAGATCGAGGCGGTGCCGGCGTCGCGCTTCCGCGGCAAGCCGGCCTACGTCTTCGCGCTCGATCGTTTCCAACGGCAGGCTCTCTTCTCCGGTGAGACGCCGCGGATCACGATCCCCGCCGGGGAGTGCCCGTTCGCTCCCGGTGACGTCTACGACGTGCCCGGCACCAAGAACCTTTCGATCGGGATCGTCGGGCTCGCGGAGGGTCAGGGCGCCGACGTTTTGATCTACACGGTGTTCGATCAGCGGCCCCGATTGCTGCGCGCCAGCGTCCATAGCGTCGACTTCGATTCCATCCGACGCAGTTACGACAGTAAGGGCGTGCCGAAGCCGATGGAGGATGCCGCCGCAGTTGCCCAGGCCGCAGAGGAGAGCGGCTACACGACGTCTCCGGGGGCCGCGCTGCGGGGCGAGCCAGAGGCAATCTCGAAGTCCGAGCAAGAGGATCAGAACCAGCTGCGCCGCGACAAGCGGGAGCGCCAGATCCGCTCGCCGATCGCGGAGATCAACGGGAGGCTCGCCGACCTCGAAGACAACGATCTTTTCTCCTCCCACGGCTCGACCATCCGTTTCTTGCGCAACCGACTCGCGAAGCTCGAGCAGGAACGCCTCGAGGAAGAGGGCGACGGGTGAGCCCCAGCGCCGAGGTCATCCAGTGCCCCTTCTGTCTCGGCCATCGCCGGGTCAAGCAAAACGGCCGGATCTACCTCCACGATCGCGGCCGGCGCGGGGTCATGACGCGCTGCCCAGGCTCCGGCAAGACGCTCGGGGAGGCGAAGGCTGCGAAGGCGCTCGAAAAGCTCGGCTTCGAGTCCGGCCGGCCGGACGAACCGCAGCCCGAGGACCTCTTCTGATGCTGAAGCAGGCTTGCAAGATCCGAATGGGCGACCACGTCCTCCACACTTCGGGGGAGTGGATCAAGGTCGTCGCCTCGTTTCTCGATCCTCTCTCCGGGCCCAGCGGCAGCGTCTCTTGCTGGTTCATCGAGGGCTACGTAGATGGCTCGCCGACGCGGCGCCTGATTTCGGCCGAGGACTACGAGCACGAGGTCCGACCCTAGTGGCTGTGGCGACCTGCAAGGACTGCCACGGCCGGGTCGTCTGGGCCGCGATCAACGGCCACTCGCTGCCCTTCGAGGAGACCGTCGCGGGCTCCGGCAACTACCAGATCTACAAGGCGCACGGCACTCGCCGGGCGCGCTCGCATCCAGGGATCGGCCACCCGAACGTGGTGGCCTACCGACGACACGACTGCCGGAGGAGGCACTAGTGAAGCGCGACATCAGCTACACGGAGCAGTCGATGCTCCTGACCTGTCAGGCCCAATGGGACTTCAACTACGGCGGCTACTTGGCAGGGACCGCGCTGCGCTCCAAGGAGACGCCGATCATCCTGCGCGAGGGTCGGGCCTGGGGCCGTGCTGTGGCGGCCTTCCATGCGGCCGAGGAGGATCGTCTCGACGCGGCGATCGAAGTCCTTGTCCACGCCCTTGAGGAGGATGCCAAGCAGCAGCGCGAAGCCGGTTTCTACGATGCTGAGGTTCATTTGCGGACGGCGACCAAGTTGCGCGGGGTGCTCGAGCAGTACGCCGAAGAAGCGGTGCCGCTGCCGCTCGAGCGTCTCGAGCACGAGCTGTTTGTGCCGCTGCCCTCGAGGTCGGGATCCGGCGACTCCAACCGCTACCGGCTGCAGGTTCTCTTCGACGGGATCCACGTCGACTCCGAGGGCCGCACTTGGTTGGTCGAGTTCAAGCTCCGAAACGAATTGTCTGCACTCGAATTGATCGCGAACTCGCGCCAGATCCGCTACTACGCATGGGCCTGGGAACGGGAGACAGGGCAGCCGGTGACCGGGGTGATCGTGGACGAGCGCTTGAACGCGATGCCGAAGCCGGCGCGCTGGGTGAAGCCGAAGAAGAAAGACGAGGGGATCGAGTTGACCTTCGAGGCCGCGAAGGCGCTCGGCGCCCCGGCGTCGGAGAAAGAGCTGCAGTTCGGCGGCCCGGTGCGCCGCACTGTCTCCCACGCGAAGGACCAGCTGACCACGCCCGAGAACTACCTCGAGGCCTGTGAGCGGGCCGGCGTCGACCCTGACGAGGAGACCCACGAGCAGATCGCCGCCCGGCGCTGGTCGCAGCGCGAGCCCGTCTTCCTGACCCCCACCGAGATCGAGGAGTCTGGCAACGAGCTTGTCTCGCTCGGCCGCCAGATCGCCCTGATCGACTCCGGCCAGATCTACCCGGTGCGGAACGTCAAGCCGCAGAATTGCCGCGGCTGTAGGTTCCGAGAGATCTGCAATGAACCCAACGACACTGAGCTGGTCGATGCCCTCTTCAAGCGGGTGCCGGCGAAGCGCGATCGAGAGGAGCTGTCCCCAGCATGACCGACCTACAGTTTGTGACTCCAGATGGAGGCGACGCGACTTGGAACGTGTTGCTCTACGGGCCCGGCGGCAACGGCAAGACGGTGGGCGCCTGCTCGGCGCCGAAGCCGCTGGTCCTGCTCAACGCAGACGGCCCCGATGCCAGCCGCAAGAGCCACGCGATCTACGGCGACACGATCCGCGAGGTCCCCTTCGTCGGCGCGAAGACGCTGGACGACACCTACCTCTACTTGACCAGCAAGGAGGGCGCCGACGTCAAGACGCTCGTGCTCGACCCGCTCGGGGAAATGTACGAAAAACTCTTCGAGGAGCTTGGCGGCGATCGCAAGGACGGCCTGAAGAATCACGGCGACGTGCAGACGAAGATCCGGCGCTTCGTGCGCTCGGTCTGCGATCTGCCGATCAACGTCGTGATCGTCTGCCACGAGGAAGTGGCCGACAACGAGGGCGACCCGCTGCGCCGGCCCCTGACCGGCGGGAAGAAACTGCCGGAGAAGATCATCGGCATGGTGAGCATTCTCGGCTACGTCGGGGTGATCCCGGCGGACGCGGAGAAAGGCACGCCGCGACGCTGGGTTGCCCAGCTGGTCGAAGCCCGCGGCCGGCGTGCCAAGGATCGTTCCGAAGGGCTCGGCGACTCTCGAGACATCAACCTCGAGGAGTGGTTCCCGGTGGCAACTGAGGCGATGAACCACGGGCAGCAGTCGCTCGGCCTCGAGGCCACCGCGAAGGCCGAGAAGGAAACACCGAAGACGACGTCGGCAGCAGCCGGCGGCAAACAGGAGGAGAGCAAATGAGCTTCAAGATCAGTCTGGACGACGTCGAGCCCTGGAAAGGTGGCGGCGTGATTCTCAACCCCGGCACCCACCCGATCGTCGTCGTTGACGAAGAGGTCGACCTGGAGGGCGATCACCCGGTGGTCAAGGTCCAGCTCGAGGCGATCGGCGGCGACGAAAAGGGCGGCGAGATCCGCGACTGGATCCACGTCACCGAGAAGACGCTCGGCCGGATCGCCCAGATCTACGAGGCCTTCGGGATCGACATTCCGAGCGGCGAGTTCGAGTGGATTCCGCTGAAGGGCAAGCGGGCGAAGGCGATCATCCGCAAGGAACCGCGCCGCGACGGCGAGCTGGACGAGGCGACCGGCAAGGTGAAGTTGGTCTCCGAAGTCAAGAGCTACGTCCCCCTTGGAGAGAGTGACGCTGTCGATCAGGTCAAGGACGCTTTCGACGCGACCGAGGCCGACGACAAAGACATTCCTTTCTGAGATGGCAGGTAAGCCGAGCAAGAGGAAGTCGTCCACGGTCAAGCGCTCGAGGGAGGCCGAGGCTGCCTTCAAGATCGAGCGCAAGATCGTGGACGGCTGCTCGGCTATCCGCAAAGTCTGGGTCGCCCTCGCGGCCTACCTGAGCGACTTCCACGAGGGCAAGATGTGGGAGCAGCTCGGCCACGACTCGCTCGAGGAATGGCTGGGCGCCCCGGAGATCGGGCTCAGCCGCTCCCACGTCTACGCCCTGATCGAGGCCTACCGCGAGCTGGTCGTCAAGCGCGGCCTGAGCGACGGCGAGCTGGCGAAGCTGGAGGCGACGAAGATCGCCCAGGTCTTGCCGGCCCTGCGCCGCGGCGACGTCGACCTCGAGACGGCGCTTGCCGACTGCGAGAGCCTCTCGCGCTCGGCGCTGCGGGAGAAGTACGGTCACGCGCTGCCGGCGTCGCGCAAACCGCTGGTCAAGTGCGAGGACTGCGGCGCTATGCGCCAGGTCCACGATCCCGAGGCCGAAGCGGCTGACCCAAACCAGACCTCGCTGGTCGGTGACTAAGCGGTGCATCAGATGCGAGCGCTACAAGGACGTCAGCGAATTCGGTCGACGTCGCTCCGCCCACGACGGCCGGGGAGCGCTCTGCTTTGACTGCATCCGGGAGATCTACGCAGCGGGAGTTGCACCAGCTGATGATGGCGCGCTCGCAGGCATTTCACCGCGCCGCGCTGGAGCGTCTGCGCTCTCCGATGTTCATCGACCACAAGCAGGCTTGCTGGCTCGCGCCTCTCGATCCGCTCGAAAAGCCCTGCGGTGGGGGCTGGAAGTGGGAGGCTTTCCACTTCATCGGCCGCCAGGCGATCCGTAAGAGCCCGACCCTCTGGGGCGTCGACCCGGAGCTGCTGATCTTGGCCGAATGGGATCCGCGCAACGGCGGTCCGGGCTGCGTCGATCACCATCGCCGCTTCGACTCCCACGCGACTCCCGAGCTGGTCGTTTGTCATGAAACCCTGCCGCCTGACGTGCAGGACTTCATCGCCGATTGGGGGCTCGAGCCCGAGGCCGAACGGAAGTTCCCCATCGCGCCGCTCTCACCCCTATAATCGGCGCCGCCCGTGTGCAGTCCCTCCACATATCCGAGGGACAGCCAAGCGCCTCGCAGTCGAGCTGTGTCTTGGGCCACGCGGCATAGAGGACTCTCCTCCTCGACCCGCCGTCGCCGGGAATCCCTGCCGGCTTCGACACAGGCGGCGGGAGCTTCGCCGGGCTGCGGCCGGTCACGGCCAGCGGACCAAACGACCGACTGAGAGTGTGCGCACACGCGATGCGGCCGCCTTGCTGGGGGTGGCTTGCCACGCCAACGGCGCCCGGCGGAGGAGAGCTTCACGGCGGCCTCGACTCGTTGAGAAAGTCGCTCGAGCATGGCAGGCGCATTCCGCCCATAGGAGCCTGTAAGCAACTCGGGAGCTGGGTTCGACTCCCAGGGCCGCCACTGTTTGTCCGGCCGGCAGGATTTTCGCCGGTCGAGTAGGTAGGGTCCGCCTGGCATGAGTGAGGACTGCCCGCACCGCGACAAGCCGCCACCGCGGCGCTGCCGGGTGTGCAGCGCTTGGCTTAGCTCCTACAACCCCGACCCCGTCTGCGGGGCGCATGGGGGCTGGCAATACGCCCGGTTGGTCCGCGAGACGCGCGAGGCTCGAGAGTCCCGCGAACGCCGTTCGGTCGCATAGACTGGCCGGCGTGAGCACCACGGTCGAGCCGGCACCGACCTACACCGAAGCGGAGCGGCGTATGGCGATGTCGGTCTACGCCTTCGTCTCGGGTCGCGAGAAGGCCGGGGTGCAGCTGCTCGCCGAAGCCGAGATCGACGTCAAGTGGTCGACGCTGCGGAGCTGGGTCACCCGCTACCGCGACGACTACGCCCAGGTCAAGGCCGAAGTCGACGAGCACGCCCGCTCGATTCTGGGTGACTCGCACCGCCGGCTCGCGACGATGGCGATGGAGAACGAGGAGGAGGCGCTGCGCCAGGTGGCGACCCTCCTCGAAAACGGCGACGTGACGCCGAAGGAATTGCCCAAGCTGCTGCAGGCTCACGGGATCATCTCCGGGATCCACACCGAGAAGGGCGAGCTGCTCGCCGGCCATCCGACGAGCCGGGTCGCATCCGACATCGGTGACATCGAAGCCGCGCTCGAAGCGGCCGGGGTGCAGGTGATCCAAGGGGTCGCCACCGAGGTTCCGGCGCCCGAGCTGCCGGAGAAGACGTGAGCAACAAGGCGAAGCGCAAAGCTGAACGGGCCCAGCGCCGGAAGAGCAAGTCGACGGCCAGGACGATCCCCGCCGGGCCCAGCTCGCCCCGTCTGGCGGTGGTCGAGGGTCGCGGATCCCCGTCGCTGGGATCGCTGCCCGAGTACCGCGCCCAGATGCGAGCGTGGCGTGCGGCCGGGTCACCGAGGCAGCGTGGCTGACTTCTTCCCCGAGGGCCGTAGTTCTGACCCCACGTTGCCGCCCGACCACGTCAAAATCCTCTACGGCGAAGCGGCCGTCGTCTACCGGGTCGACTACGAGGCCGAGACGCTGATCGCCGTCGCTTGCTGGCCGGAGCGCTCACCACGAAAAGCTGACCAGCGCGAGCCGAAAAACGCCGCGCCCTAAGAGCGAGTCAGCGCGGCGCGAAGGCGAGTGCCCAGCAGATCCCCGGCAGATGTAGGGGCGTCGGGTACATGATCGAGGCCGGATCGCTGGAGTGTTCGAGGCCGCGAAGGTGGCCTAGCTCGTGAGTCGCGAAGAGACAGGCCGCGCCGATCCGAGAGGGCCGCGCCAGCGAGCGCACGAGGTAGAGAAAGCAGGGCTGCGGTTCGGGTCCGGTCAGGGTTGCTTCGCCCATGACGTGCGGCCCGAGCGAGCCGTCAGGGACGATCTGGCGATCCAAGCTCGTGCAATTGAGCGGGCCGCCGCCCCAGAATCGCTCTGCGGCCGTGTAAGCCCTTGCAAGGTCGGGGGTGAACGGCGCCGCACGCGCCCCCGGCGCTGCGACTGCAGCGACCAGGAGCGCGGCTACAGCGGCCCTTGTTCTCACTTGAACTCCAGCGCCAGTCGGTCAGCGTGGAGCGACTGCGCGCGGTGTTCGGACGGGCGCTTGCACCACTTGCCCGGCTTGGCTTGACAGGTCGGGCACTCAAACGAAAGCGGGCACGGTCCCGCCGACTCTGAGAGGGCCGCGCCGCACCATTTGCAGGTCGCGACGGGATCAGCTCCCAGACCGTCAGCGGTCAACATCTCCCGCTCGGCGTTCATAGCTGCTCGCCGGTCAAGGCGTCGCGGTAGATGGTCCGCTCGGTCGCCAAGACCATCGGCTCGCCGTTGTGATCGGTGAGGACGTCGCCGGCGCCAAGGGCGAAGTAGTCGCCGGCCTCAGCGCTTGCCCTCTCGCCGGTTGTCGGGCTGTAGGCGAAGCAGCGTCGAGGCTCGACGTAGCCTCCTGCCTCCAGCTCACGCGGTGGGTTGAGGTCGCGGAAGCGCCGCATATTCTCCGGCGTCGCCGCGGTCAGCTTGCGCCCCTCAACGGGGATTACCTCAGCTCCGGCCGCCGCGTTCAGCTCGGCCGCCGTCTCCGGGTCTGCGTGTAGGTGATCGCTCATGGTGGGGATCCTCTCGGGTTGGGTGTTGGGTACAAGGGGCGCCGGGGAATCGAACCCCGGCAACGCCATTCGCCCTAGACCGCAGTCGGCTCGCGCCGCTGCAGCAAGCCGACCAGCTCGATCAGCTCCGCCACTTCACTCTGAGAGGCCTTCAGCTGGGCGCGTAGAGCGGTGACGCTCGGCCCCCTGCGCTTGGCCTTCTTGACCTTGACCTTCGCCCGTGGCTGCTTGAAGGCAGCGAGCCGAGCCCGAGCAGCTCCGATGGTCTGCCCGTCACCGACCGGCGCCAGGCCGAGAGGCTCGCGGATCTCGGTGGAGATGGCGAGGATCCGGTCGTATGCGCCGACCGCCGCTGCCAGCTCGGCTCGCGGGAGCTTCACCATCGGTCGGTTGCGATCGCGTCTCGCCTTGCTCGTGTACTCAGGGCCGCGGATCATTCGACCAGCTCCGGGACAACCTGCCGGGCGAAGGCTTCCGCCGTCTCCCGATCGGTGCCAGACAGCTCCAGCTCGGCGCTGCCCGACCAGGAGTAGCGGTAGAGGACCCGCCGGATCTCATAGCCGACACTCTGGAGCACGTTCTCGCCGCGCTCCAGGACGCGAGAGTCAACCGCGTCGCATTCGACCACGATCCGCCGATCCGGCCCACCGATGCCCAACACGACTTCAAAGCAGACCGTCCGGTCTACAGAGAGAGGCAGCGCGTAGAGCGTCTCCTGCGCGTCGTCACCGGGCATATCGGGATCACCCGGCAACCCGACCCGTTCGAGCTGCTCGGCCGTGTAGTTGCCCGCGTCGCCGCTAGCAGCTGCGACGACCACGGACAGATCGTCCAACGTGTCGCGAGCCGAGACCGACACGTACGCGGCGACGTCGGTCTCATCTTCGCTCGGGTGGATCCGCACGCCGCCGTCTCGGTCGATCCGCTTCTGTGCCTCTCGGCGGAACTCATCCTTCTCGGTGGGCGAGAGATAGCGCCAGACCTTGACGGCATCACTCGCAAGCTGCTTGGCCGCTGCTTCGCGGTCCGTGGTGATCTCGCTCATGGTGACTTCCCTTCGGTTGCGTTCATGGGTACAAGGCGCGGCGCCGGAATCGAACCGGCGCCAAGCTCCAAGCGCGCTAGAGGTCGAGCCGCTCGCCCCGCGTCCGGTCATAGCGGCGGACGCCGATGAAGGCGGCGACCAGGATCAGGCCGATCACGATTGGTCGATCAGGAAGCCGACCACGCCACAGTCGTAGGTGCGCGCGACGTAGGTGAGGACCTGCGCGTCGGGCGTCTCGGCGAGCAGGAAGCGGGCGTCGGCATAGCTGCCTACTCCCATCGGATCGCAGTCGGCGATCCAATCGCGCATGGAGTCGATGGTCTGAGCGGACTGCTCAGCGGGTGTGCGTGGCATCGTGTTCCCTTCGGTCGGTGCGTTCATGAGCGGATAGCTTCGCCCCGAACGTGTCCACAGTCAAGCGCCGGTCTGCGGAAGCGGACGCATGGACTACGAGGATTGGTGGCGATCATCGACGGGTGAGACGCCGCGACAACCGGACGCGCGCCGGATCAAAGGCGCGAGCTGGCAGCGTCGGGCTGCCTTGTCATTCCCCAGGGAATGTCAACCCAGGTAGGCACGGATCATTCGAGAGTGGATACATCGACGCTCGGCCTACTCAAAATTGCCCAACTTCGGCCCGGACCCTCCGGTTGTTTCACGACCCCCGCGCGGTCAGTCGACGGGGGCGGGGGAGCCAGCGAGTGCGCGCGCTCGCCTCTACTTAAATCACCTCCCCACCAGACAAGAATTGACGCAAAGAGCGCCACTGTGCCCACACTCGTCCGCCGGACCATGTAGGTTCCCGACCCATGCCAGTCGCGAACGTGCCCTTGCAAGGCACCGCCCTCCAGACTCGGACCCTGTGGGCCTGCGATCCGGGTAGGGGCTGGCAGCGGATCCCGCCATCGACTGAGGAGGAGTAAGTGCCGCCACGTAAGAAGTTCGTCTGGACCGTCAAGCTGCAGGCCGCGACCGGGGAGCTGGTCGATTCGATCCTCCGCTCCTACTGGTCCCCGGCCTATGAGGGGATCAAGGAGGTCGTCGGTTCGGCGGCAGCGGCGCTGGCCTGGTCGGAGTCCGAAAAACGGATCGAGTACATACCTGTGCTGGTCGAGGGGCCGATCGAGATGGAGACCGAGACGGCGGCCTCCGAGGTCGGAGAATGAGTGGGAAGGTCGAGCGGATGGAGTCGGCCGCGCGGGCGGATACCGCGCGGGAAGACATCGTCACCCAGGCTCACGCCGAGCTGGACCGGGTCGCGATCCCGCGGGTGGACGAGGAGGAACACACCCCGCTCGGTCTGCGTGAGCGGATCGCGATCCTGGCTCTGCGCTACGGCCGGCTGGTCGGTCGGTCCCAGCCTTTCGCCGAGCACCGCAAGCCACCCTTCGAGATCGGCGAGACGGTCGCCACCACCAAGGATCTCGGGGTCGGCCCGCAGGGGATGCTCGGCGAGCTGGAGGGGCTGCGCGAACAGGGCGGCGTCTGGCTGGCCGAAGTCAGCTGGTCCAACGGGGCGGAGTCAGACGGGATCGACTGCGGCCTGCTGACCCGCTACGAGCCTTCGCCCGACGACCGCAAGCCCGAGCCCTACCCCCCGTGGAAGGGCAGCGAGCCCGCCGACGGCACGCGGCGGGCGCTGCTCCGCGACGTGATCCGCGACCTCTCCCGCAAGACGGACGGCAACGCGACCCCGCTGATGCTGGCCGACGTGATCGAGGAGGCCCTGCTCTCCAACACGATCAACGGCGAGGACAAAGGGGCGCCGGAGTTCTCGCAAGAGCTGGAGACGATGGTCGGCCCCGATGGCGCCTTCGTCTCGATCCCGAGCCTGCTCGATCTGCTCGGGGATCTGCGCGGCGCGGCCGAGGCCCGCTACGCCGAAGCTCACGAGGAGCTGCCGGTCGAGTCCCTCGAGCAGGCCGAGGCCGCCGAGAAAGCCGACGACGCCCCCCAGGGCGAGTACTTCGGTCTCGGCACCGAGGACGGCGTCGAGGACCCGGACGAGCCCGGCGACATTCCCGCCGTGATCGTCTCCGCGGCCGCAACCGAGCTGCTGCGCCGGATCGAATCGGGCGAGATCACGAGCCAAGCTCTGATCTTCGCGGTGGGGAGGCTGTCCTGATGGGCCTCTACCGCAAGCGCCCGGTCACCGTCGAGGCCCTCCAGTACCCCCAGGAGGGGTTCATCGACCAGGAGATGAGCGTCTTCCTCGAGGGCTGCGAGGGCTGGCACACGTCGAACGGCCATCCCACGGGGATCGTCATTCCCACCCTCGAGGGCGACCATCTGGCGAGCCCCGGCGATTGGATCATCAAGGGCGTGGCCGGCGAGTTCTACCCGTGCAAGCCGGAGATCTTCGCCGCGACCTACGAAGCCGTCTGATGGAGGCGAACCTTGCCGCGATCGAGACATTCTGCGCCGGGCACGAGGGCACCTTCGCACTCGGGGTCGGCCAGAAGGGCGGCTGGTCGGCGATGCTGAACTTCGGTCGCGAGGCTCCCGACTCGCCGATGGCCGGCGGCTCGGCGATCGGCACGGGTGCCACCGCGGCCGAGGCGGTGGCCGCGGTGGTCGAGGAACTCAGGCTCGACGTCGCCGGATCGGCGAGCTGATGCCGCTGCCTGACGTCACGCTCACCCTGAAGCACGCCACCGTCGAGAAGCTGCTCGGCCGGCTGGACGAGATCCGCAAGGACCACCCCGAGTGGATTCTCGATCCCGACCAGCAGGAACTCTGCGACAAGCTGAAGGCGGCCATCGGTGGCTGACCGCAAGGCCAGCGAAGAGCGGGTGATCGAGACGATGCGGGAGTGGCTTCCCGAGGTCGCGCCCGACGTCCGCCTCCTGATCTCAGCGGCCGACCACAGCGACCCCGAGGTATCGGACGATGCCTTCTTCACCGTCGAAAAGCAGACCCTCTTTGCCTGCAGCCGGGGCTCCAATGGCTGAGGCTGCGGAGCGCCAGGACACTTCCCCCGGCGAGGAGTTCGCCGAGATGCAGGAGAAGATCGTCCGCATCGTCGGCGACGCGATCGTGTTCGGCGACGACGGCCCCTTCCTGGATCTCGAGCTGTTCACGCGGATGCTCCTGCACCGGGCGATCCCCTACCGCGATCTCAACCGATCGGCCCTCTTCATGGAGCTGCAGGTAGTCCGCGACGAGCAGCACGTCCAGGGCACCCGCGTCGACCAGGCCCGCAAGAAAGTCGAGACGGGCGAACCAGTCGCCAAGGAGGCCGCCGATCTCGCGCGGGACCGGCTGGAGGCGCTGATCGTCCGCGAGCAGCAGATCCTTGACCAGCTCTGGCCGATCTCGTGACCCCCGTCGTCGTGCCCAATCCGTCCTGGCGCGACTGGTTCAAGCTCACCTTTCAATGGCGCTTCTGGCGCCCGGTCTGGGAGGTCCAGGTCTTCGACGCCGAGAGCAATCTGATGTGGTACTCGACTCAGATGCACGGGCTGCGCGCCGTGATCGTCGCCGAAGGAATGTGCTCCGGCCATCTGATCGTTCCCTCCCACACAGTGCAGGTGATTGACGTCAAAACGGGTCGGGTCGGCTGGGTCGGCTGGGTCGAAAACGAGAGGAAGAAGGCTGATGCCAAGGGGTAGGCAGCGTCGCAAGCAGCAACAGCGCCAGCGCCAGGTCGCGGCCGCGACGGAGGAGATGGCCGGCCCGCCCGAGGAGCACGAGGCCGCCGCTCGCCGGCAGATGGAGCGCCAGGTGTTCACCGACGAGGGCTTGAGGGTGCCGCAGGCCCAGGTCGAGGCAGCGGCCTACGATCTTCCGCCCGAGGATCTCGACCTTCAGGTCCCCGAGCACTCGCTGCTCCCCGGCATCCGCATGTTCACGGCGATGCTGGACGAGGCCCGCGGTGGCTACATCGTGGATCGCCTTGCCCAGCTCGAGGCGGCGCTCGAGGTCGAGTTCAATCTGCTCGAGCGCGAAGGGATCATCCAAGTCGCCTCCTCTTCGCTGGACGCCTCCGGGGTTCCCGACGTCGAGTTCGCGGTCGGCTTGGCGATCGACCAGCGGCAGCAGCTCGAGGGTGTCTCTCCAACGGAGCCCGACGAGGAGCTCGACGCTGTCGTGCCGGTCGTCGGCATCGACTCTGGCATGGTCTTGATCTGCGACCCGGCCCACATCGCCTCCGGCTCCCTCGATCGCTACAAGTCGTTTTCCACTGAGAACTTTCCCTCCTCTCCCATGCAGCTCCACAGTCCGACCGGCGCTCCGATCGCGGTGCTGATGCACACCCCCTTCGGCGACGGCAGCTTCCCGGTCTACATCGAAGACGCCGAGGACGGGTCCGCGGCCGGCGTGGTGCTGGTCTTCCAAGAGCCCGAGCAGCTCGCGGCCCTGGCCGACGCTGTCCCTCCCCCCCAGGGAGTTGATCTCGGGCCCGATGTCGAGACGGAGGCTGCGGCCGAGCTAGACGATCTCGAGGAGGACGAGGAGCCCGAAGAGATCGAGGATGGCGAACCGGAGGACGCCGACGCCCCCGGCCCCGACGAGCCGGGCGCATGAGCGCCAAGCTCGGCTTCGCAGTCGGCGTCGCCGGCATCTTCGTCTTCTGGGTCGCCGTCGTCTGGCTGGCGATCACCTTCGCCGAAGCGACCGCGGTTCCCTGATCGTGCGACGTCTCTGGGCCCGCTGGAAGCGTCGCCGCGACATCTGGGGCAAGTTCTACGTGGTGCGGATCGACGGCGCGTGGTGGCGCCCCAGGAACCGCAAGGCGGCGAAGCTCGCCGCCAAGCTCGCCGACTATCACGCTCCCGCCCTCGCCGACATCGCCAACCGCGCGCTCCGCGACGAGATGCTCTACGGCCACGCGGTGACCGAGACCGAGGTTCTCTGGGAGGAGAGCTTCAAACGCCGCCCCGGCCTCTTCGTCCCCGACGAATGGCCGTTCCCCGACGACCCACCCGACCCCCTCTAGGAGGACCATGCAGACCCACGTCCGCCCGCGCAGCTTCCGCTGCCGGCGTTGCAAGCACAGCTTCGGCCACGGTCCCTCCTGCCAGGAGTGCGGCGTCGGCCGCTTCCGCCCGGTCCGCGCCCGGCCGGCGCACCGCACGATCGGCGGCAAGCGAGGCAAAAACTCCGGCAAAGTCTCCCAGCACGGCAAGCGCGGCGGCTGATGCCGAGCAACCAGCCGCGAGAGGATCGCGACTCGGTTCGCAGTCGCACCTTCCGCTTCCGCATCTCCCCCCGCGAAGACCGTCGCTTCCGGGTGCTCGCCGCCGAGCGCGGCGTCGACCGCGCCGAGCTGATCCGCGAAGTCCTGGGGCTCAATCTGGTCGAAGGCGCTCCGCCTCCACCTGCTGCTGTTCCGGCCGACAGGCCGGACCCGAAAACCGAACCGGGCGCCGCGGCTATGGTCGAGGTCGCCGAGCGCATCCAACGCAAGAAGGGAAGGAAGAATGGCTGACAACTTCATCGCTGGGGCAATCAAAAAGCCCGGCGCCCTACATACAGATCTGCACGTCCCGCAGGGCAAGAAGATCCCCGCCGGCAAGCTCGCCGCGGCCGCCAAGGCGAGCGGCAAGCTCGGCGAGCGGGCCCGCTTCGCTCAGACCCTCGAGGGCCTGCGGCCGAAGGCCGATCGTGCGGCCGCGGTCGCCAAGACGGTCGCCAAACGGCGCCCCAAGAAGAAGGCTCCCGCCGAAGAAGAAACGGAAGCCACGAACCCCCCCCAGGGGGAAGGGCCGAAGAGTGAAGGTGGCGCGAAGCTGAAGTTCGGCTCGCCCGAGTGGCGGGCCAAGTACGGCCACCCGAAGAAGGCGGCGGCCCCGGTCGGGCAGTAGGCGATGGCCGCCTCCGGTCCCTACGAGCGCGCGGCACAGCGTCTCCTGACCAAGGCTGACGAGACCCTGCTCGAAAAGCTGTTCTACAAGCAGCCACCGCCCGGCAGCGGCTATCCCGTCAGTTCCCCGAGGGAGCCCTTCGGAGGGCCCACCAAGAAGGGCAAGCGCCTCCGGCGCCGCTCCAACCTGCACAGCGCCAAGGTGAGGCCGAGAGGGGCGCACAAGTGACCCGGCTCGGCGGGGCGCTCGGCCGCCTTCTCGATCGCGCCCGGCGCTGGGAGCTGCCAGGGAAGTCGTCCTCCCTGGCTCTCGGGTGAAGCGACTCGAGACCTTCGATCTATCCGCCCTCCCGCCCGGCCTCAAGATCCGGGTTGACGATCCAAAGGCCCTCGCCGATCCCGTAGTCCAGGCGCAGCTGCGCGAGCTGATCGAACGGCTGCGGGTCAATCCTCTGCTGCGCTACTTCCCCCACGTCAAGCAGGCGCCCTTCCACGGCACCCCGCGCAAGGTCCGCGTCTTCCTGGGGGGCGAACGCTCCGGCAAGTCGGTCGCCGGCATCCTGGACGACCTGATTCAGGCGGTCGACGTCGAGGTCATGCCGCCCCACCTGCTCGAGTACAAGATCTGGGACGAGTTCTTCTGCCGGATCATCACCCCCGACTACGGCCGCGGCCAGGAGGAAATCCTGAAGACGCTGCGGGAGTGGGTGCCGGCGGCCCAGCTCTATCGCGGCTCCTGGGAAGAGGCCTACTCCGACAAGAAACACGAGCTGCGCTTCGCCAACGGCAACTTCTTCGAGTTCATGACGTGCGAACAGGACGTCTCGAAGTTCGGCGGTACCTCGCGCCACCGGATCCACTACGACGAGGAACCGAAGGGCGCCAAAGGCGAAGAGATCCGCCAGGCCAACGTCAACCGCCTGGTCGAGTTCCGCGGTGACGAACTGTTCACTTTCTCCCCGGTGCACGGGCTTGGTTGGACCTACGACGAGCTGTGGGAAGAACGGGGTGAGGAAGTCGCCGAGGACGTCTGGGTCTCGGACGGGATGATCCTGGTCCGCGCCGACCAGGACGACAACCCCCACCTGGACGAGGAAGGCAAGCGCGAAGCCGAAGAAAAAATCCCGGAGGGGATGCGGGCGGCGCGTAAGTCCGGCTATTTCGTTCACGCGCAGGGGCTCGTCTACGAGAACTTCGACCGCGACCTTCACGTCTGCGAGAAGCTGACCCCGGAGTTCGTCCAGAGCCTTACCCGCTTCGAGTCGATCGACCCCGGCATCGTCACCACGGGTGTCGTCTTCGGCGGCTTCGACTCCGACGACGTCCTCTGGATCTACGACGAGCTGTACCTGCACGACCGCTGGGCGATCCCCGAAAACGCGGCCGAGAAGATCCTCGCCAAACGGGCCGAGTGGGAGGTCGGAGCACCGCGGCGCTCGATCATCGACCCGGCCGCCGACTCCCGCAACGTGCAGACCAACATCAAAACCGATCGGGCCTACCGCAACGCTGGGATCCGGGTCCGCAAGGCGCGCTCCAATGACGTCGAAGCCGGCTGCTTTGAAGTCATGCGCCGGCTCGAACACACGATGTCGGTCGAGGGGCTCGAGATGGCCTTCCCGCTTCTGAAGATCGGTGAGAACTGTAAGAAGCTGCTCTGGGAGCGCGGCCGCTATCGCCGCGAACCCAACGACGACGGCAGCTTCGGCGTCGTCAAGCGCGACGATCACCTGATGGACCCGAAACGGTACCTCTGCATGGAGCGGCCGTTGCCGCGGCGCAAGCGCGACCGGGGGAAGTATGAGTTCAAGCCCGGCACCGCTCCGCCGGCCCCGAAGCGAGGTCGCCCCAAAATGGCCGGCGGCCCGTTCGGCAAATTCAGCTAGACGAAAGGAACCCAGCGTGAGGCTTATCAACACGAATGACCCCGAGTGTTACCCGCTGCCCTTCCCCCCGAAAGCGTGTGTAGTGACGGGTCGGGCAGAGGGTGAGATTGTCGACTTCCAAAGGGAAATCGACAGCCCCGTCCCCACTCGTCTCTACATCGACCGCACTGTGATCGAAGAGGCGGCGCGGGAGCTGTTCGGGATGGTCCCGGCGGGGAGAGCCAAGCAGCTCGAAGAGTGGCACGCATTCGAGAAGCAGCGTGCCGACGAGCTGCAAGAGACGTTGGACACGGCGGCCCAGCTCGAGGAGCGGCGCCCCGGTGCAATCAACCGAAAGGAGTTGGCCGGCGATGCCAGCTAATACCGTTCTCAATTCAGGCAAGAGCAGGTTGATCGAGACCCCGGTTCGGGAGATCTCGGTCCCGGTCGGCACGGTGAGTGTCACCGACACCGACGACAACGTCTACACGATCAAGACCGGCGAGTCCCAGGTCTTCGATCCACCGAAGGCCGGGCTGACCGTCTTCGCGATCGGCCAGGGTGGCGCCAGGTTGTCGGTCTTCTACGGCGACGAAGAAGGCGCACCGAGCCCCGAGCCGCCGGCTGCTCCCGTCAAGCGGGTTCGACGGAGCCGACCCAAACCGGCCGCCAAGCGCGCCAAGCCGGAGAGCAAGAAGTCCTCCGCGAAGAAGGCCTCGAGGAAGCGCTAGGCGATGGACACCAAAATCGCCCTACTCGCCTCCGAAGAACGAGAAGCGACGACGTCGACGGCCGACGTCAGCTCCCACGTCGCCGACGATGGGGCGCTGCTCACTCTCGACATCACCAAAGCCCCCAACACCGAAGAGAAAGTCACCCTGGTTGTCGAAGCCAAGGACGAGGCGAGCGGCAAGTACGTTCCGATCACCGCGTTCGCCGCCTCCAAAAAAGGCTCCGAAATCCAGGCTGGCGTGACCGAGTCCTTCATCGTCTCCGCGGCTGCGGTGGCGACGGCGGCGGTCGCCAACCTCGAAATCCAGGGCTTGCCGATCCCCAAGCATTTCCGGGTCACGGTCAAACACTCCGGGGCCTCGAAATGGACCTACACGTTGGGGCTGCAGTTTCTCGGCTGATGGACGGAGCCACCCTCCTCTGCCTGGTCCTTGTGGCCTACCTCGCCTGGCGCGAGAGGAGTCATGCTGTCGAGCGGCAGCTGCTCCTCTCGCGCCGCGGTGGCGTCCCTGTGCGCCCGCCTGCCTCCTCCCGGCGGCGGGGCACAGGGGGCGGCAAGGCGCGCGTCATATCGGCGGAGGACGACAAAGCGTTCAACGAGTGGCGTGACGGCGAGCAGCCCGAGGAGACTGAGGAGACCGACGAGGTCCTCGACGGTGAGGAGGTCGAGGTCTGATGGCCGTCTCCGCCGTCCTAGACAAAGTCGCCGGGGCCGCGGGAGCGGCGCTTGACAAGGTCAATCCGCCGAAGCCGCCGCCGATTCCCCCTGACATCGAAAAGCGGCTGAAGCGCGGCCGCGAACGGCTCGCCCAGGTCGCCCCGCGGCGTCGCGAGGGAGTCGAGTTCGCCCGCAACAACCACTACGTCTCGATCGACAAATCGGGGCTCAAACTGGTCGAGCAGTCGACCGTGCCGAAATGGGCCGGTGGCGAAAAGCCCGACCATCGCGTGCGCCGCTCGAGGGACCTGATCGGCCCGATCCTGAAGTCGAAGATCTCCAGCGCCACCCAGCGGATCCCCGGCTATGAAGTCGTCCCCTCGAGCAGCGATCCCGAAGACTATGCCGCCACCCGGATCGCCGAAAAAGTCCTCACCGCCGGCTACACGCTGTGGCGTCTGAAGCGCGCCTTCCGTCGCTTTGTCTGGAATGCTCTGGTCACCGAGGAAGCCTTCATCGCCCCGGTCTGGGATTCCAGCATCGGGCCCTTCATCGAAGCCCCGGATGGCAGCCAGGTCGGGATGGGCGACGTCCGCCCGGTTGTCTACTCCGGCCTCGAGGTCATCTGGGAGCCCGGCGTGCCCTACGAGGAGTCCTCGTGGATGGCGATCGAGCACGCCCGGCCGATAGACGAGGTCGAAGCCGAACCTGACTTCATCCTGGGTGTGAAGCTGACGGCTGACGCGGATACGAAGTCGATGGAGGGCGGTCTCAACCTTCGCGAAAAGCCGAAGGGCGGCAACCTGTGCATGGTCACCGAGTTCTTCGAGCGGCCCTGCCCGAAGTACCCGAAGGGGCGCCGCAAAGTGTTCGCCAACGGCCGCGAAATCTTCCCGGTCGAGGACTACCCACTCGAAGACCACAAGGGCCAGGTGGTTGACGAGCCCTACCTAAAGCGGGTCGCCTACAACATCGACGGGATCTCCGATCGCGACCGCGGCCTCGTGCAGTCGATGATCGAGTCGATGCGCCAGTACGACTACGGCGCCAACAAGGCCGCCGAGTACCTGCAGCTGGTCCTCGTCCCGCAGATGATGGCGGCGGAGGGCTCGGTCAAGGGCGTGGTCAACGACGAGCCCGGCGCGATTATCGAGATCGACCCCGACGCTTGGGCCGAAGGCGAAGCCAAGTGGCGGGAAATGCCGCCGATGCCCCGCGAGTACATGGAGATGCAGTCCGCGGCGCAGCAGGAGATGAACGAAATCGCGCACAACTTTGAAGTGCCGCAGGGGGTGCGCTCGGCCCAGGCTCTTAGCTTCATCTCCGAAAAGGACACCCTCGCTTGGAACGACTTCATGGAAGACGTTGCCGAGGCCTACGCCGGCTTCGCCCGCGACTCACTGTGCCTCGTGCAGCTGCGCTACACCGAGGACCGTATGGTGAAGTTCCGCGGCCTGACTGGCTGGGAGTCGGTCGCCGACTTCCGCGGTGCCGACATTCGCGGCCAGACCGACGTCAGGGTGAATGCCGGTTCGCTCGAACCGCTGACGCAGGTGAAGATCGAACAGCGGATCCTCTCCTGGGTCGGTCCCACCGGCCTCTTCCCCGGTCACTTCCCGCCGGAGCTGGTCATGCGGGCGCTCAGCTCCAACGATCTCGACGTGTTGAACCAGTCTTACGAAGAGGACGAAGCGCGGGTCAACTTCATCATCAGCCAGATCCGCGCCGGCACCTTCTGGAATCTGCCCGATCGCCCGTCCTTCCCCGGCGAGGAAGTGCCGCGTAAGAACCCAATGACCGGCGAAGTCGAATGGGTGCGGCCGCCGGTCCCAGGGACGCCGGCCGAGATCGACCCCCAGACCGGCGAACCGATCCCCGGCTCCGAAGTGCCGGCCGAACCGGGAGTCCCGGTCCTCGAGACGATGCTGCCCGGCTGGATGCCGCGGCCCTTCGACAACATCGCGGTCCACAAACTGCGGATCGAGACCTTCATGAAGACGGACGAGTGGCCGCACCTGAAAGCCGTCGACCAGAAGGCGACGATGGACTACTACCGCGCCCTGATCGACCTTGAGACCAAGAACGCTGCCCGCGCCAACGAACTCCAGACCGAACGCGCCGAGCAGATGGGAATGCAGAATGCGGCTAAGCCCCAGGGTGCTAAGCCGCTGCCCTCCCAGCCCTCGCCCGAAAGCGAAGGCGAAGCGGCCGCGCCGACCGAATAACACACTTACGCCGAACCCGCGATCCGCACTCGGCAATGGCGAATCCGCCGCAAGGCACTCGCCCGAGTCAAAGGAGTCACCATGCACGCAGTTGAGGCCCCTGTCTCTCGACAGGATCAGCCCACGGCACTCGCTCACCTGGACGACGTCCTCGAGCTTGCCCGTTTGAACGAACCACTCTGGCCTGAGATGCGAGAAGAGGCGCGTCGGTCAGGGCTCGTCAACGAGGCACCCGAGCCCGGCGGCGGCGAGGAAGGCGAAGAGGCCGAGCCCGGAGGCGGCGGCGAGGGGGAACCCGAGCCCGGTGCCGAAGGGGAGGAGTCCTTTACGGACTTCGATCTGGACACCCTGACGCCGGAGGCGCGTGGAGCCGCTGAGGCCGCGATGAAGCGGATGCAGGCGGACTACACCCGCAAGACGCAGACGGCAGCCCAGAGAGTCACGGAGGCAGAGCAGTACCAGGCGATAGTGGAAGGCCTCGAGGACCCGGCACGGGCCCCTGAGATCCTTCGCATTCTCGGCTGGGACCTTGACGACGAACCACAGGAGGAGTTCCCTCTCGAGGAGGAGTTCGCGCCGCGCGACCCACGGGTCGACCAGCTCGAGCAGCGCCTCGCGGAACGGGAACGGACGGACGAGATCCGGCAGGCCGAACAGGCCGAGGATCAGTCCATCGCCGAGCAGATCGAATCCGCCGAGAACGAGATGGAGCACACCTTCTCGGAGGAGGAAATCGGCTTCCTCTACCTGTACGCGGACGAATACCGCGACGAGCAGGGCAACCCCAACGTGAAGGCCGCAATCGACCTTCTCGAAGGGATCGTCTCTTCTCGACAGCAGGACTGGATCGAGACCAAGAAGGCCCCACGCCGGCTCCGCCAGGGCAAACCTGCCGTTCGTGAGGTTGACCTGCAAAACGAGAGCCGAGAGGACCGACTGAAGCGGATGGCCGAGGCGGCCGATGCTGCGCGCGGTTCTGCGGTGTAGTAACGAAAAGCTAAAGGAGGCGTCACATGCCGGCTACCGACATCTCGGTAATCGAAGCGACGCTGAAAGAGGGCTGGACCCAGGACAACCTGGAGATCCAGTTCTTGAACGAAGACGAACTCATGAAGCAGCTCGGGGTGCGCAATCCTGAGCAGCTGATCGGTGACCACGCCCTGACGGGTGTGCACACTGGTCGCGGTGGTGGGTTCACGATGGTTCCTCCTACGGGTACGCGGGCCGCAAACTCGCCCGACTCGCAGAAGGTCGGACAGGCGGAATGGACACTCCGCCGCGCGTTCAACTCCATCGAAATCGACACAGCGGCGATCAAACGGACGGGGAACAACTCCCTCGCCGTCGCCAACGTGATCGACCTCGAGGTCTCGGGGACCATCTCCGACACCCAGAAACAGATCGTGCGTCAGCTCGTGACCGATCAGTCTGGGTTCATCAGCTCGTTCAAAAAAATCGGGGGCGCGAAAACCAAAACCCTCGAACTCAATGTCACGGGAGCCCTTGGGCTCGGGATCGAGGCGACGCGGCAACAGTGGTTGCCGATTGGCCAGGAAGTCGACATCGGCACAGAAGCCGAACAGGCCAAATACGCGGAAAAGGCGGAAATTACCGCTTACTCCGAACTCGAATCCAAACCGACCATCACCCTGAACAAAGAAATCGAAAAAGAAGTCGAAGGCAACGTCTCGATCGCGAAATCGCGAAACGGCGCCACTTCTTATTCGATGAACGGTTTCCGCAACATGGCAAACCTGACTGCCAAATTCGGGAACCTCGACCCCGCAACCGAACCTGGCTGGGTGCCGGCGTTTGCGGATGCGACCGGCGGCGCGATCACCCGGCAGCGGGTAATCAAAGGTCGGCGCAAGGTGCGGCAGAAGGGCGTCAACCCAGATTGGGCATGGACGTCCCTGAAGCAGGTCGAAGCGCTCGAAAACGAGACCTACCCACAGGTCCGTTTCCAGGGCACCGACGGCCAGAACACGGGCGACGGGGAGTCGATCATGATCGGCAACCTGCGCGTCCAGGCTCACGAGGATTGTCCTGAGGGCGACTTCACCTACGTCAAGAGGGACAACGTCTTCATGATCCGGGACGAAAAACCGTACTGGCTGACGCAGAAGTACGGCAACGGGATCCTGATGCCGCAGGCAAGCTCCACGTTCCTCTACGGATCGCTGGAGTGGTACATCGAGCTATGCACCAACCGGCGCAGCGCGGTCGGTCAGTTCACACAGCTCGCCTAGCATCCAGCCCGTCCCCGAGTCACTTCGGGGGCGGGCTCTTTCATAGTGAATCTGCAACCAAGAAAGGGAGTCACCATGTTCCTTCGCCTTCTCATGGCAGTCGCGGCGCTCTCCGCCGCAGTCGTCCGCACACAGCGGGTTCCCGGTGGGGAGACGCTGACCGAAACCGACGTCACCTTCGACAACTCCTACGAAGCCGAAGGCGAGCCGGTGACGGCAGCCGAACTCGGGCTCCGGCGGGTCACCGCCGGGTGGTGCAACCTGAAGAACGGTTCCGAAGCCGAAGCCACGCCGGTCACAAGTGGCTGGCTCGACGCCGTTGCGATGAAACTGCACCTGAACAACGGCAAAACGTCGAAAGAGCTGGCCGGCGCCGTCGACGCCTCCAAAGTCGTCCTCCGCGTCTTCGCCCTGGGTAAGTAGGCGCCAGATGCCCGACCTCCTGGTCCCAGGCCACGTCGCCAATGCCGGCCACGAGAGCGTCAATGCGGCGATGGAGCGTCAGTCCGTCTCCGACATCGCCGAATCTGTGCGGTGGACGGAGGAGCTGCGCCGCATTGACCCCTCGCTCGAAGTTACCTGGGTGCCCGAGCAGGCCACCGAGTTCGAGCACCCTGCTCGCTGGCATGTACGCAAACGGATCCCCGGCGACTTCGATGAATGGTGGCCGCTGCTCACCGACGCGAAGGACGTCGCGGAGGGGAACGCGCGCGAGGTAGGTGCCTACAAAGCGCCGGGGTCGTGGCTGCTCCACGCTCTCACCGCGGCCGATATGTGGAACCCGCGGGTGCACCGATCGAAGAAGGAAGCCCGCGCCAAGCTGCGCGAAGCGAAGACGCGGGCGAGGGAAAGGGAGGCCGAACAGCGCCAGGACGAAATGGCGCTGGCCAACCGGGCCGCCAAGCGGATCAAGGGTGACGGCGGCCTGACCAAGCGCACCGACCTCCTCGTGCCGAAGTCGATCGCCGAAGAGCGCAAACGCAAGAAAGACGCTGAGAGGGCGGGGATTGAGTGACCTTCAAAGAACTCCAGGAAGAGGTCATCGCACGCGGGTTTGAAAACATCGCCACCGATACCGGCGGCGAAGCTCGGATCAAGCGCTGGATCAACCAGTCCTACCGGGAGGTAATAGATCACCGGGCATGGGCCTTCCTCGAAGCCACCAAAGAAGGCAAAGCGCCGCTCGCGATCGCCGACCTTGGTCACGTTCTCTCGATCTCCAACCTGACCAACGAAACGCTCCTCACCTTCATGGAGCGGGCGGCGCTGCTGCATTGGGATCCGGCGCTCACGGGCGTAGGTGTCGGCAACCGTTGGTACCTCGAGAGTGGCAATTCGATCCACGTCTATCCCACCGACGCCGAATCGACCTACCTCGTCCGTTACCTGAAAGAGGTTGCGGATCTGGTCGCCAACGGAGACGAACCTGTGGTGCCGTCTGCCTACCACGGTGTGATCGAGGACGGCGCCGTGCTGCGGGCCTACAAGACCACCGACAACTTCCAGGCCGGGCAGTTCGTCCGCACCGAGTTCAACAACGGGCTCAAGAGCATGGTGAAGGGCCTGCGGGTCAACTACGACTCGGCGAAGACGATCATCCGCACCGGCTCGGTGAACGACTACATCTGATGCTCGATCCCGGCAAAGCCACCTTCGATCGCTCTGGAGGGCTGATGCTCAACCAGCCGCTCGCCGACGTCGGCGGGGAAGGGGCGATCGACCTACTCGACGTCGATTGGGATGGCACGACCGGGGTGCTGCGGGCCAGGGATGGCAGTCGGGCCTTCTCGAAAGAAGGCAGCTCCAACTACAACTCCCTCTTCGCCCACTCCGACTCGAGGCTCCTGGCGCGGAAAGGCGCGGCGATCGTCGTGCCGATCTCCAACGCGAGCGGGGAAGAGGTCGCCGGCAAAGAAATCGCGGTGGTCGAAAACCACCTGTCCTTCTCCCGGCTCGGCACCCCGGCCGCGTCCTACACCTACATCGCTGACGGCGCGGGGACGATCAAGCGCTACGACGGGACCAACTTCTCCGAACCGACCGCCACGGTCGACGGCG